CAGATGCGAGATGCTAGCCCTACTGGTGGCGCACTTGGGCAAGTTACTGAGAGAGAACTTGACCTGCTTAAATCAACACTTGGCAGCTTGGATCAAGCTCAATCTGAAAAGCAGTTCTTGGATACGCTATCTCAGGTTGAGACAATCTATGAAGGCATTATTCGTAAGTTTGATGCGTATCCGCCTGAGGCAATGGCGGCAACTGGGTACTCACCAAGGCTTTCTGGGACACAGGCAGTAGGTCAATCTAAAGGCGCAACGGATGAAGATTTGCTCAAGAAGTATGGGGCTAAGTAATGGCGACTTACGAGCAATACATGGATGCCGCAAGAAATGCAGACGCAGCAGGTGATGAAGCCGCCGCGCGTCAGCTTGTGCAAGCCGCATTGCGAGTTAAGGGTGGTGGCGGGCTGCGCTTAGGATCACTGCGTGAGAACATCATTGGCGATGGTGAGGTAGACACAGTAGGCGAATACGTTGGCGAGGCGATCCAATCTGCTGGGGCAGGTGCTTTGCGTGGTGTGCGTGGGCTGCTTGAGTTGCCTGAATTGGCTGGGCGCGCTGTTGTGCGTGGATACCAAGAGCTAACTGGCGCAGAAGAAAAAACACCAGTGCTGGACACAGCAACAGGTCGCGCTGTGACTAAGGGCTATGAGGGCTTAGCTGGTGCAGTTGGTGCAGACCCATCTGGGATGGAGTATCGCAGTCCAACAACAGTTGGCCAGTACGCTGGTACAGTGGGTGAATTTTTGCCAGCAGCAATCGGCGGCGGCGCAAGTGCCGCGCGAACAGCTGTAGTGGCTGGTCTAGGCAGTGAGGCGGCAGGTCAGGCCACTGAGGGAACCTCATTGGAGCCTTATGCGCGAATTGCTGGGGCCATTGTGGCTCCATACTCCGCAAACAAAACGCTATCTGCGCTTCAAAAGAGAAATGTAAAAGCGCCAACAATCGCAACGCTAAAGGCAGAAAAGAATGCTGCGTATGACCTTCTTAAAAGTGAAGGGACTGGCCTTACTGGCACGCAGACAGCTTATTTGATTGAGGACATGCGAAACGTCCTAAATATGGACGACATTATTCTATCTGCAAAACCCTCTGTTGAGCGTGCGTTAAAGTTGATCGATGAGGTTGAGGATGCAGGTGCTATGAATTTATCAAAATTCAATGAGCTGGAAAAGGCCCTTGGCAAGATATATCGTAGCGCACGGGACGCACCAGAAGTCTTAACTATGATGTCAAAAATGGATGACGCACTTGCTGCGGGGTCAAGGGATGAGAATTTGCTCCTTGCTGCGAAGGCCGCAAATAAGAAGTACACAAAGGCAAAAATGCTTGATAAGTATTTTTCAAACGCTCTTGAAGGTGCTGGCAAGGGAAAGATAATTGCCAATTCTGGAGAGGCTTTGCAGAACACCGCAACACGCATTCTTAGAAATGAGAAGAACTTGCCTTTCTGGTCGGATGGTGAATTGGAAGCGCTTCAAGCATTGTCGCAAGGAAGTATTCCAACCAGACTGATGGGTGCAATCGGCAAGCTATCGCCGACATCTGGCGGTCTGATGACAGGTCTAAATATGGCCGTTGCCTTTGCAAGCCCATATAACGCCCTTGAGATAATAGGAATGACCGCGACTACATTTTCAAAACTTGGCTATAATGCAAAGGTGAAGGCAACACGCAAGGCTTTAGAGGACTTAGTTCGTGCTGGCGGGGTAAAGGAACCCTCTAAAGTTGTGACCAGAGAGCTTGTAGAAGATATGGTCTCGCGCATTGGCGGTTTACCCGCAATGAATACACAGGAGCAATAAAATGCAGCCAAAAGCAAAATCAAAACGTGAGGTTGAGGGCATCGTTCAGGATGCTATGGCGCAGGCTGTAGACTTTGTTGAGAGCGAGATCAGTCAAGACCGCATAAAGGCCCAGCGGTATTTCGATGGTGAGACAGACATTGGTTTTGAGGCTGGCCGTAGTAAGGTGGTTGCGACTAAGGTGCGTGACACTATTCGCGCAGTTAAACCAAGCCTGATGCGTGTATTCATGTCCACCAGCAAGCCTGTTGAATAAATGCCGCGCGGGCCAGAAGATGTTGCAGCGGCTGAGCAAGCAACGCAATACATGCACTATGTATTCAATCAGAATAACGGTTATCGCGTGTTGAATGACGCGTTTCATGATGCGCTAATTAAGAAATGTGGCATTGTTAAAGCGTATTGGGAAGATAGCTTTAAGGCTGAGATTTACACATACGACAATTTGACCGATGAAGAATACACACTGCTTGCGTCGGACGATGATGTGGAAATCTTAGAACATGGCATGGAGATGTCTGTTTCTATTGACGAGTTTGGCGTAGAGGCACCAGCGCCAGTACACTCGCTAAAAATTAGTCGCAAAATACCAGATGGCAGCTTGCGCCTAGAGAGCGTGCCACCAGAGGAGTTTTTCGTCAACTCGCAAGCTCGCAACATTGAGGACGCGTATATCGTTGCGCATCGTACTGAGATGCGTGTCGGCGAATTGGTGGCAATGGGCTTTGATTTTGAGGATGTTGTTGGCTTGGGTGGTATGTACGGCTCAGACGACATGACTGAGGCTGAGATGATTGAGCGTCAGGGGTTCGCACAAGATGACTATGATGATGAACCTGCTGACCCATCCATGCGCTTAGTTGCCGTAACGGAAGCCTACATGAAAATTGATGTGGATGGCACGGGTGTCCCCGTTCTACACCGATTTATCTGCGGCGGAACAAGCTACAAACTGCTAGACTTTGAACCTTGGGATGAGGTTCCATTTGCCGTATTCGAAATTGACCCTGAGCCTCATACATTCTTTGGTCGCAGCCTTGCTGAAATCGTCATGGACGATCAAGATGCCAGCACAGCAATCTTGCGTGGCGTCTTAGATAACGTGGCTATGACCAACAACCCACGCATTGGTATTGTGGATGGCGCAGTCAATATTGATGATGTGCTAAACAACGAGATTGGCGCAATCGTGCGTATGCGTCAGGCTGGCGCGGTACAGGAGCTAACAGTTCCATTTACTGCTGGCCAGACATTGGGTGCGCTAACTTACATGGATCAGCTTGTTGAAAATAAAACAGGCGTATCCCGCGCAAGCATGGGGCTAGACCCAGATGCAATGCAGTCCACAACCAAAGCCGCTGTGCAAGCTACAATCCAAGCGCAGGCTGGTCAGGTTGAGGTTATGGTGCGCAACTTAGCTGACGGCATGAAGCGCTTATTTGGCATCATGCTGCGCACTGCAATCAAGCACACTGACGAAGAAAAGGCCATGCAGATGAATGGTCAATTCGTTCAAGTTGATCCGCGCGTATGGCGTGCTGACATGGACATTGGCATCAACGTGGGGTTAGGCACAGGCCGCGAAGAAGAAAAGATGATGGCATTGCAGCAGGCCTTCCAAATCCAGCAGCAGATATACACTCAGTACGGCCCGTATAACGGCATGGTTAGCCTAACCAACATCCGCAACACATTGTCCGACATGATGGCTGCGGCTGGTGTGCGCAACTCTGACCGTTACTTTGCCCCAATCACGCCAGAGGTTGAGCAGCAGCTACTTGCAGCCCAGCAACAGGCGCAACAAGCGGCAGCGCAACAGGGTCAGCAAGACCCTAACGCTGCATTCTTGCAGGCTGAGCAAATGAAAGCTCAAACCAAGATGCAGTCTGACATGGCTAAATTGCAGCTAGAGCAGCAAAAGCTGATGATGGAAGATGACCTCAAACGCGATAAAATGGATCAAGACCTGCTAGTTGATGCGGCAAAGGTTTTAGGGCAGTATGGCACTCAAGTTGACGTAGCGGCAATTAATGCGGCGAAGGACGCGGCTAGAGGATGAGTATGACGGAATTGCGCATTCAGGCAGATGAAGCCAAGCGCTTAAAGAATGACACTGCCTTTCAGCAGTTTGTCCAAGATGTTCGCGAGACACAGTTACATGTGTTCGCTGACAGTGAGGCGTCAGAAGTTGGCGTCAGAGAAGAAGCTCACGCAATCCTGCGTGCGTTAAACCAGATCGAAATACAGCTTGATGCCGCTATTGCCGCAGAGCGTATTTTAGATCGCAAGCAAAGGAACTAGTACCGTGGAAGCGACTAGCCTAGACAGTGCAGTAGAAAGTCTACTGTCACCAGAAGTTGGCGGAGAGCCAACACAAGATGATAATTTGCGTGAAGCCGCCGATGCTATGGTTGAGCCAACTCAGGACGCTGAGAGCGAAGCTGTAGAGGAAGTGGACGAGTACGCAGATGTCGTTGAGGCATCTGACGACGACAGCGAATACGCTGAAGAAGATGATGCAACTGAATATACTGACGAAGCGGAAGCCGTTGAGGATGACAGCGAAACTTTGTTTGACGTTACTATTGACGGCAAACCAGAACGCTGGACCCTTTCCCAACTAAAGCAATCTGCTGCGGGTCAGGGCTATATTCAGCAAAAAATGCGTGAAAACGCTGAGACTGCTA